TACGAGTCACGCCACACAACCTGCACACGAGGAGCAGCATTCTTTTCTTTAGCAAGATCGTCGAAGAAATGGTTGCCAGGCAACGGAGCGACGAAAGTATCCGAGAGGATTTTCTTGTCAGCATTGCCTTGCCACACACGCTGGACGGTGCGAGCACGGAACGTGCCGTCCATCTCGCTGATGCCGATGACGACACCGACATAATAACAGTCATTGACACCAACGAAGTCAAGACTCTTGACGACGTCACCTACTTTGATTTCATTTCGCTTTTCCATATTCATATTATCGCTGAAATGGGGTAAAATGTAAAGGAGTAAAAACTCTAATGAAATCAATAACTTGCGATTAACTGCGTTGCATAACAAAATCGACGAGGGATAGTAAAAATTCAGTCAGTTGATCATTAGACATTGCATCGAATTCAGCATCAGTAGGAAATGCATATCCAAGTTCAATTGCCCGAGTTTTTATTGAGTTTATTGCGTTTGTGATTTCTTGTCTCATCTATTATATCCCCTTATTTGTAATAAGTAAACACATCTTTATTTAATAAAATCAATAACTTACGCAATCGGGCAAAACCTCCTGCAATCGGTTTGCAGCGGTCCTAGAATGGGGGTTCCCCTAGTTCTGGGGGCAGGTCGAAATAGCGTATTCGGACTCCTGCTTCGCGCAGCATGGTTTCCGCATGGTCGATCGAGTAATGCTTGCCAGCACCCTTACCTGTGAATGGTCGGTTTGGTCCGATGACTTCCTTGATCCCTGCTTGGATCAATGCGCGTGTGCAATCAGCGCATGGCTTGGGTTCAAAATTTAAATAAGCACGAGAGTTGTTAAGAGAAACACCAACACGTGCGGCGTTGAAGATTGCATTGCGTTCAGCATGTTCAACCCAGTGATACTTTTCTGGACGCTTCCAGCGATCTTTCCAATCTTCTTCAATGCCGCGAGGAAAGCCATTGAACCCAGTACTAAGAATCACATTATCATCATTGACAATAATGCAACCAACCTTAGTACTGGGATCTTTGCTCTTCTGAGCGATCAGAGTAGCCTGTAAGATAAACAATTCATCCCACGATAATTCATCACGAATCATAATATAGTCTCAATGGTTATTTGATTGTAATCTTGCGTGGCTTCTGTTCTTCAGGAACAACATTTTCTAATTGAATAGAAAGAATGCCATCTGCAAGAGCAGCATCACGAACCACAACTGTATCAGAAAGAACAAATTGGCGAGAGAACTGACGTCCAGCAATACCCTTTACAAGATAGTTGCGTTCATCAGTTTCTGCTTTTTTGCCTTTGACCTTGAGAGAGTTTCTCTCAGAAGTGATTTCAATCTCATCTTGTTTGTAACCAGCAACTGCAAGTTCAACAGTGAAATTATAGTCATCGTGTTTGATGACATTCACTGGTGGAAATGCGTTTTGTGTTGCTGTTAGTAGATGAGCCGCATTGTCAAGAGCAGCGAACGAATTCTCGAAACCAAGTGCTGTTGGTAGAAGACGATCGAAGTATGCGGATGTGAGTGCAGTGATATTAGTCATTTTGTAACTCCTTTAATAAGCAAGTTTATAGAAATGGACCCCAAATGGGCATCCACCTTTATTTATACACCAGTTGAACCAAATCCTCCACCACGCTCAGAATGCTTTTCTGGTTTTTTAGTGACAATGACAAAATGTGCAGGTTCATTACAAACAACTTCAGCCTGTGCAATTCTATCCCCTTTCTTGAGGACTTGCCCCATACTAGAGATATTTGTCAATAGAACAAACACTTCTTCTTGGTAGTCTACGTCAACAATGCCTTCTGAATTTGCAAGAACAAGTCCTCGTTTGAGCGACAAACCAGATCTTGGGTGAAGGCGAATGCTATAATTTTGTAATGCTGGGAATTCGCGAGAAACATCTGCATATGTTTCAACAGTGATATTTTGTTCAATCTTAAAAACTAATCCTGTCGGAATGAGTAAACGATCTCCAGGATAAACAGAAATCTCACCATGTGAGTTCACATATTGTGAAATAGGATTGTTGTGTTTATCGTAACCCTTTACACTTTCTTCAGATGGTTGAAAAGAAAGATCAAAACAATTTGAGAGAGACGTTCCGTAAGTTGGCATCTCAAAATCATCACGAACTCTGTAAATGTTCAACGCGATCATAATTGCACCGAATAGCGAAAGACTTGATCAGCATTACCATACTTGGCAACTTTACCATCAACGATTTCGAAAATAAAACATCCAGATCCCCACGGATCATTAAAATCGCCTGGACCAAATACATCAGCAACCGCACGCTTCACTGGCTCATGCCAAGCATAGTCATGTCCTGCGAGGACACTATTCTTTTTCATTTTTGGAAGCCATGCGAGGATATCTTTTTTACATCCTTCATAACTATGATCTCCGTCAATGAATACAAAGTCAACTGAATGATCTTCATAATCATTAGCAGCAAGATAAGAATCTTTGCGAATAGGATTGACTACGTGTCGAACAGGAGCAATGTTCTCAAGAAATTTATTCATGAGTTCTTGACCAAGAAGATCCTGCCCCTCTGACAGATAGGCAGTATCGCTCCAGATGTCAATACAATCGAATTTGATTTGTTTGTTGGAATTTATGATCTCAACTGCCATGAAAGCAGCAGACATTCCTTTCCAACTTCCGATCTCAACGAAATGACTTCCATCGGAAAACCTTGAAACCATTTCTTTATATAATCTTGGATAAGTAAACCAATTCTCACCCATGTGAGGTTCATGCCAAAAGTGATCCATAAATTATGCCTCTTTCTTTTTCTTTCCGATTGTATACTTAGAAACCAATTGCCATTGACTCTTATCCTTGAATGGAAGAATCTTAATCTGCGAAAGTGGAGCAACATCGTCTTTTGTTTTATCTGGACTGACCAACTTCACAAGACCCCATTCTGCCATTAGATTCGCGATTGTGTTTCTTCGCTGTAAATCGTTTTCAGAAATGTTGCTTGGTTTACCATCCAACTCAAAGAGTTCTTTGAAGTGGACGATGTAATACTTTCCTTGTTTGTGGAGGATATGGCAGCTTTGATAAAGAATGTTATCGTTCTTTGCCGCGACTCCGATACGAGTTAGAGTTTCTCGCACCTTTAAGAAATCATCCTGTTTATCAAGTGTAACTTCAATCAATTTTTCAACGCTCATGTTATCATCCTTTGAATAATTTTTTTCTTAACATAGCGATTTGTTCATCATTAAGTATCTTTAAAGCCTCTGCAGCCTTTGAATCTGAATAGCCATAATACTCTTTGATTACGTCCAAATCATTGTTTTCTGCCTTTTTGAACCACTTTGAATATGGTCTTTTTGAGGCTCGAACAATATTTAGGAGAAAATCATACTTCATCTTATTATCAAGGCTAGAGAAACGATTCATCTCGTTGGCGAATAGAATCGTATCTCGATGATACGAGAGCGCACGATTCACCATGAATGCAGGGTAAGATCGTTCGTCTTGATCTGTGAGAAGAGCGTACTGCTTTGTTTGCAGAATAGACGGAATCAGTTCTTTAAATAGATCAGCCATATTCAAGCCACTCCTCTAGTGTGTCCTGTTCTAAATTGGCTTCGACTTCTTCTTCACAATTCTCAACAAGATGTATCTTATGCAGGGTTCCCATATCTATATGTTCATTTAACCATGTGGCGCATGCACTATCTGGTTTTGGAATACCATTTGTATAACATTCAAGATAATATTTTTTGATTTTTTTACGGCGCGCATATCGTTGAAGCATCGTAGCGTAATTGGTTAGTGCATTGGTTGCTTCTTCTTTTGTTAATCCCTTTCCTCTATTACCATTACGATATTTTGCTTCAAAGAAATAAAGTGTGTTATTGTTTGTAATAATATGAAAATCAATTGTAATTTTTGTTGATGAGATATAGAAATCTTTTTCGATTGATTTAATGTTTCCATCAAATCTCTTTAGTAGAATTTTTTTCACAATTTCTTCAAATCGACCTCCTCTAACTTGATTAGAGTTTTCTCCAATTGGAGCAATGTAACTCATATGAATTTACACTCCGCCATCAGTTCAGTCAAACACGCAGTGAGATTGAGTTCTTGATCGCCAACAAAAGCAGACTGGTATTGATACCTCGCCAGAATTACAACAGCATTTGGAATTGTGGATTTATCCATCACATCATAGAGACTATCATAAACTCTACGATACATTCTTGACGGATCTTCAACGCCATTCTCTGCAACCCACTTTCGCATTGAACCAAAGTTCTGATCCTTGAGTGCAGTTACAAGTTCAGTAATGGACACATCGGTCAGACTTGTTAAGATACCAGCATCAATCTTACCACTGACAGAATATCGCTGAAGTTCATTCAACACTCGACGATAGTCAGGGAAATGTTTCTTGACAACTTCAGCAAGGACTGCTTTGTCATATGG